ACGGCCCCCCGCTTTAAATTAAGAATTCACATTCGTCTAAATTATCAAGCTACCGTTATAGCCTCTGCTCTAATTTTCCTTCCCAACGTCTCACAATGCCTTTCAACGCCGTCCGCAATTACTTTGCTGAACGACTGGTTCGCTTAAAAAGAGAATGGATGACCTTTCAGTCTTCCAATCGTGATCCTGAACTAACTCTTGATATTTCTCAAGATTCAGACTACCGCCGTTACTATTCAAATGCTCGTTTTAACCTCAACAACGAAGCTAAACATTTAGCACTTAATCAAGAATACTCCACTCTTGTCCAAGCCTATAGAATTGATAACACCAGAAAGCACCAACCATATGAACTTCATCAGCCAATCCCTCATGATGCTGCTCCTATTCCTGACTCTCGTCAACCAGCTCCTGGTATAAAACTAGTCCCTCTCATGTACCATTATGGACATGTAATCCAAGATCCACTCCCTGCCACCCAGATTGATTCAACACAGTCAAACCCTGACTCGTCGACTCCATTTGAAGCATCCGCTACTGAGTATGGATATCCAATTGACCCTAGAATCTATATGATTATCTACAGTCGTTATCCTCAATACCTCTCAGTTATTAATGAATACTGCCGCCCTCTCGGTACTGTCAATGCCACCTTTTCCGACTTTAATAAAGAACAGGTCCCATCAGCACCAATTAGCAATTTTAGAAAAGAAACTGTCCTTCAACATATCTTCCACTTTCTAGATGTTAAACCCTACTTACCGGTACACTTCGTTGATACTCAATTTTGCAAGACTCCTCTTGTAACTGGAACAGGCTACCATAACCGCTATTCTTTCAAACAGAAAGCACATGCGAAATATTCTCATCCTGATGAATACGCACTAATGCCATCATCAAAAGGTTACTTCTACAATGCAACCTATGAAAATGCTCGCACTTTGGTCCACTATATCAAGCAATATGGCCTCCCATTTAAGCTTGAATTTGATCATTCTCAAGATGACTTAACTGATGAACAGATACAAACCTACATCAACCAAGCCAACTCTTTTATAAATGATTACCCGACGTTACTATTCACCCGCAACCACATTTCGAAGCGAGATGGAATCCTCAAAGTCCGCCCCGTTTATGCTGTTGATGATCTTTTTATCATCATAGAACTTATGTTGACATTCCCGTTAACTGTTCAAGCTCGAAAACCTACTTGTTGCATCATGTATGGATTAGAAACCATTCGTGGCTCTAATTTCTACATTGATCGCTTAGCGCGCTCGTATTCGACCTTCTTCTCATTAGATTGGTCAAGTTATGATCAACGATTACCTCGTATCATCACTGATATATACTATACAGACTTCCTCAGAAGACTTATCGTTATTAACAATGGATACCAGCCCACTTACGAATACCCTACCTACCCTGACCTTGATGAACACAAGTTGTATGATAGAATGAACAATTTATTGTTTTTCCTTCACACCTGGTACAATAACATGACTTTCCTTCTTCCCGATGGTTATGCTTACCGCCGAACTTCTTGCGGTGTACCCTCTGGTCTTTACAACACCCAATACCTTGACTCTTTTGGTAATCTCTTTTTAATAATAGATTCCATGGTCCAATTCGGTTTCTCTCACACAGAAATTGATACGTTTATTCTTCTTATTTTAGGAGATGATAACACTGGTATGACTCTGATCTCTATTGATCGAATTTCTGAGTTCATCACTTTTCTTGAATCCTACGCTTCAGAACGCTACAACATGGTTCTCTCCTCAACCAAATGTGTTCTGACTTCCTTACGCTCCAGGATTGAAACCCTTGGTTACCAATGTAACTATGGCAATCCTAAACGCGACATTAATAAGCTGGTCGCCCAACTCTGTTATCCAGAGAATGGTCTTAAACCACATACTATGTCTGCAAGAGCCATCGGAATCGCGTACGCCTCCGCCGGCCAAGATGAAATGTTTCACTCATTCTGCCAAGATGTGTATAACAAATTCAGGTCTGATTATAAACCTGATGCTCGCGCCAATCTCAATCTCCAACGACAGATAATGCATGATCTCGAAGATGGATTACCTGATTTAGCGACATCTACCGTGCCTACCTTCCCGTCACTTTATGAAATAAGAGAGCTCTACTCCTCCTACAAAGGTCCTCTCAACTATGCTCCAAAATGGAACAATGCTCATTTCATTCATGATCCGGACGTTACGCCACCCCTCTCCAAAACGATGTACGACTATGAAGTCGAAAACAACATTCGACACAAGATCGCACCGACTTTTGAAACGGTAGTGCCTAGCACAGAAAATTTTCC